CTATTCTTGGGCTGGAATAACACTCGCAAACGACCGGAGTGGAAGTTCGAACATGTGATCTGCACATCATATCGTAATGAACCTCTCCAATACTTGAATGGATGTGATGTCCAACTAAGAAGTGTGGGACAAATCCGTATTGAGTTCGGGTAATTCACAGATGTAGCTGCCCTCGGATTTACGGGAGCAGTATACAATCTCGTATCAGTCAAGTCATTCCCGTCCCAAGTGAACATACCAAGTAGAGTTGGAGTACCGGCTATATCAGATATTTGCATGTCACCAGGACTACCCCCCAGGATATGGGGAATGTCTGTGACCGCTTGATCTGGTATAACCTGTGTCTTCATCGCGGAATCTAAACCCTCACCAGCAGCGAAATCACCATTCTTTTGTAAAAATGGAGATATCGCTTGCAATGTGTTTGGTTTACAATATCCGAGATGTTCAGCAACTTTACCTAGTGCTCCAGAGACGGATGCAACAGCTGCCGCCCAGACACCAATACCAGGAATATTGACGAGGGCACCAGCAACAGATGATACAGCTTTAGCTGGACCAGAAATCAATCCTTCTCGGGATTTATTCCTAGCCTCAATAGTTATATCTCCTTGAGCCACGAATGGAACGACAGCCCCCGATGTAATTGGATTGAATGGGTCTATATCTTCATACAACGTTTGTGGTGTATACAAAGGTAAGTTAACTATACCCGATTGCCCAGCCAGTTTAACATCTTCAAAATTCGCGAAGACAGTGACTGATACGGGGGGAACATCTGAATCCAGTGCTAATGGATTCAACACATATATGTACAGTTGACCCGGAGAACGAATTACATCTTGAGATAGATCTATATACGCAGTATTATATGCAAATGGAACAACCATCTCATTAACTTCATTCTCGGTGGGCGATACGATCACATTAGGATAACCACTTGCTGAGAAAATATTATCTCTCAGCCGTTGCTCGTCAAGAGTTTGAGATCCGGCGAATGGTCTCCATACTATGAGTAATTTACCATAATGAAATGGAGTGCCATTAGTACGAACACCAATACGAAGTCCAGCCTTAAAGTACTGGAAATTCTCTAACTTTCGACGAAACGGTATGCTAGTCAATAACTCAAAATATGGGTCAAGTCTAACTAATGCTCGTCCTGCTGGAATCGTATCATCCCATACAGTAGTATTTACAATTCTCGGTCGCTCCAAGAACCCATACAGTGTATCATCACTATACGGATTCATATCATAACTCGGCATGGTATTCGATATTACCATGTCGGTTAATGCGGATTGTTCCGAGAAGGTTGTGATCTCGTGAGAGACCTGTGGACCATTATTAGTTTCTGTAACTGAGCCTGGTCCTACGGCTTCAGATACAGATTGATTATTATTATCTGTAGTAGTGAGAGTTTATACAAGTACTATTGTCTCACTAACAATAGTAGAGCCCGACTTGACAGAGTCGGAGTATTTACAGTGATTATGATAGCAATACATATTTGTCAAATATGCAAGATCACATCATAACCAATCCCTTTGTTTTAAATCTGCGATTATATTCACAACACGACGGGAAATTTCGTCTTGGTAATCACAGATCTGAACTATAGTTCATTCTTATAGAAGAGGTTTTGAACCTTCCTATAAGACTGAGGGGTATACTTCAGTCCCCGTTTAGCGCAACCCTCCACGAATATTTTGCTATACTCTTCGTATGCAGCACGTCCATGGAGCATTATCTCACGATGTGCACTAGCGATATTATCTATCGTAGCTAATTCATCATCATTGCCCTTCCGGATCCAATTCGTGGTTTCTAGGATATTTTCAATATCCATTCGACCAACCATTTTCTTAAGGTTATCATTGTAGAAGAATTTTCTCTTACAAAAATCTACCTCAGATCTAGGACGAACTGGGTCTTCCGCTGCTCCCTTAGATGCAGTGGTATATGACATACCAAATGCTTCCTTGAAAACAGCAGGGATTGTAAGTCCATTGAAGAACTCCACAACCTCATCACCGATACACATGAGTGAATCATC